GCTGATCATGACTTCACGCAAACGACTGGTGACAAGTTTAAAATCGCTCTTTATACTTCTTCAGCTACTCTAAACTCAGCAACTACTTCTTACACAACTAGTCAAGAAGTTCCGGCTTCTGGTCAATACGCAGCAGGCGGTGGAGCATTAGTTAATAATGGTACATCAATTGCATCAGGTGTTGCGATCGTTGATTTTGCTGATAGGTCTTTCACAGGTGTGACTTTGACTGCTAGAGGAGCTTTAATCTACAACACTTCAGCAACTGTAACAGATGCTGCTGTATGTGCTTTAGATTTTGGAGCAGATAAAACAGCGACATCAGGAACTTTCACTATTCAGTTTCCAGCATTTACAACAGCAGCAGCGATTCTAAGAATTTCTGGGTAATAGCTTAGGAGGTAACTTCCTATGGCTAATGCTTGGAATGAAGCAACTTGGGGTCAGAACGCTTGGGGCGAACAATCTGACGTAAGTCAAACTTTAACTGGTGAAGCATTAACTTCTTCACTTGGTAATGAGACTATTACGGCCGATTGTAATGTAACTCCAACAGGAATTTTAATAACAGCATCTGAAGGAACACCAACTGAAATAATTGCAGTTGAAGCTTTTCCTTCTGGACTTTCATTTACAGCAAATCTTGGAACAGCAGACGCATCTCCAGATGCAATCGTTAGTGGAGTAACTGCTAGTGTATCAGTTGGAAGTGTTGAAGCATATAACTTAGAAGGTTGGGGTAGATATTTCTATGGTCAATTTGTTTGGGGTGCTACAGGTGATTGGGTACAAGTAGATTTAACAGGTATTTCCCTATCAGCTAATTTAGGGACTGCTGATGCAGCGCCAGATGCAGAAGTCACTGGAATTGGATTTAATGCATCTTTAGCAGTTGGTACAGTAGTAATTGGAGAAGGTAATGTAGGTGTTACAGGTGAAGCAATGACTGCTTCATTAGGTGCTTCAATTGGATTTGCTTCTGTAGAAACAGATCTAACAGGTATAGCAGTATCAGCAAATTTAGGTAATGAGTCAATCACAGGTACGGCTAGTGTAGATGTAAACGGTGAAGCAATGACTGCAGAAGAAGGAACCGTGGATCCGTCTCCTGATGCAGACGTTACAGGTATTGGATTTAATGCTTCTCTTGCTGTTGGAACAGTAGTTATTGGAGAGGCAAATGTAACCGTTGTAGGAGAGGGTTTTGCAGCCGGTCTTGGAGTAGGTAATTTAGATGCCGTAACTCTTGTAGATTTGACTGGAATATCCATGTCTGCTAACCTTGGAAGTGTTACAGTTACTGCAGAAAGTAACGTAATTTTAACAGGTTTTGGCTTGACAATGGCTGAAGGAACTAATAGAACATTGATATGGAACCAAGTAAATACAGGTACAGCGGCTACTTGGACAGAAGTTGACACCGCTGCATAAATTTTATAAAATAAACGTTATAAGGAATTAAAAAATTATGACATCTAGTTATTCAACAGATCTAAAACTCGAACTAATGGTCACTGGCGAAAACGCTGGTACATGGGGTGATAAAACAAACACAAACTTAAACTTAGTACAACAAGCAATCGCTGGGGTGGAAGGTATAACTCTAACTGATTCTGCTACTACAACATTAACTATGTCAGATGCTGCATTGTCAAATGCACGTAACATGGTTTTAAAAATTAATACTATTACTTTAACAGGTGCAACAATTTTAGCTTTACCTGATGGAATAGAAAAATTTTATATTTTAGATGCAACAAATGTAACTGCTCCAACTAATTTAACTTTTAAAACATCTTCAGGAACTGGATTTGCTTTAACTGATGCAAAAATTTACGCAGCTTATTCTGATGGAACTAACATGAGTGAAATTTCATTGAACACTTTAGGTGGAACAATTGCAACAGCTCAAATTGAAGCCTCAGCAATTACAACTTCATTGATTGCAAACGATGCTGTAACTACAGACAAAATTTTAAATGCAAATGTTACATCTGCAAAGATAGCCGACAGCAATGTTACAACCGCAAAGATAGCTAATGATGCTGTAACTGCTGATAAACTTGCTGACACTGCAGTAACTGCAGGATCTTATACTACTGCAGACATTACAGTTGACGACCAGGGTAGAATTACAGCAGCATCTACTGGTGTTGCTGGCGGAGCTAATATGCAAACAGCAGTTTTAACTGCAGGTCCCGCTAGTGGTTCTTATACTGCTGATCCCGCTGCTACTAAATTTCAAGCTATTTTATCTGGCGGCGGAGGCGGAGGCGGAGATGGTGCGGATGCGGGAGGTACAGGAGGATCCGGAGGAACTGGCGGTTTTGGATTTTTTTCTGGATCTCTTACAGGAGGAACAAATTATACTTGGTCTGTAGGTGGTCAAGGTAATTACCCTAATTCAATTAATACCCAGCCTGGAAATGCTGGAGGAGGTACTAACGTTACTAACTTAGCTGTTGCTAATGGAGGTAATGGTGGTAGTACTGCTAATTTTGATACTCCAGGCAGTCCAGGAAATAATGGAAGTGCCCCAGGAGCAAGTAATAATGTATCATTAGGTAGATCAGTATTATTTGGTGTTTCACCAGGTGTAGGTCTAGGAGGGAATGGTGGTTTCTTTAAACCTACATCACCATCTCATAATGCAGGAAATAATGGAACAGCTGGTGGATTGTGGCTTACAGTCGATGAGGGTTAATTATGGCTAAAGTAATATTATCAAACGGACAAATTTATAGAATATCAACTGATTCCGATATATCAAATCATCCAGTTAATGATGTTCATACGATTGTAGATTTACCAGATTCAGATTTTAATTCTGTAAGATTAAATCAAAAAAATTTAACTTATTCTAATAACGCTTTTACTCTTTTAGATAGATCTGATTATTTTGCAGATGAAGCAAGTTTAAAAATTTACTTACAAAATGTAATTAAAAATATTGATTTATTTTTATTAAATAATTCAAGTAATGGTATGTACAATAATTTAAAAACTTACAGAAATTTTTGTGAATCTTTTGATGCAACAGATATAACATTTCCTTATGATAAATCTTGGGAAGAATATTGTAACGATAATTCAATAACGTTTTTTCACACTTTACAAATACCTTAATTAATATATAAATATTTGTTATGTTCGATAATATAATCGAGTTTAGCTCTAAAAAAATAATTATTGAAAACAAACAATTACATCCAATTCCTTGTAAATTAAATATACCAGAATGGTTCAAAGAACTTGAACATACTGTAGATGATATAAACATAAAAGGTTGTATGCCTTTTTTAGATACTTTGACAACTGGGTATTTACTTAAAATTCCATTAGAATTGTATTTACAACACAATGTAATTTACGAAAATAAGAAAGAAACTTTTTTAAAAACAGATCTATCATCAGCATTTGTAAATTTAAATTTAAATAAAAAAAACGAAATTAATATGCATAATACAAAACAGTTAGGAAAATGTCCTTATGTGCATAAAAATAAAAATTTACCTTTTCAAAAAATTATGAATCCATGGATAATAAAAACACCTCCTGGTTATTCATGCCTTTTTGTACCTCCTTTAAATAATAAAGATGATAGGTTTTCAATTATTCCAGGAATAGTAGACACTGATACTTATCCAGGTGAAATTAATTTTCCAATAATTGTTAATGGAGATAAATATCCTGTTCTTGAAACAACGATAAGTGCGGGCACTCCTTATGTTCAAGTAATACCCTTTAAAAGAGAAAGTTGGAAGATGAAAATAAAAGTTAATACCGCAAAAGAAAGAGAAAAATTTGTTTATAAAATAGGTGAAAAAATACTTCACAAATATAAATCAACTTGGTGGAATAAAAAAAAATGGAAATGAATCAACTCACTACTTACATAAGAGGTTTTGATAATGTTTTAGAAAAAAAACTTTTAAATACTTTTAAAAAAATATGTCAAAGTGATGTAAATTATGAAGATGCTAAAATTATGAGTGCCCCTAACGACCCTATAAGTGAAAGAACTAATAAAAATATTAGAAACGTAGGTATGTATGGTTTATCAAACTTTAAAGAAAAAAGTTTAACAATGGTACATTGGTCTTCTCTTTTAACAAACGTTTTTCAAAATAAAATTAAAAGTTATATAAAAGAATTAAATCTTCAGACATATGTAAATATGAATGATATTCAAATTTTAAAATATGGAGTAGGAGGTCATTATAAAATGCATGTTGATAGTGGTCCTAAGGTTTTTAGAACATTAAGTTTAATTTATTTTTTAAATGATGATTATGAAGGTGGTAATTTATGTTTTGGTTTACCAAATACAGATGTTACTTTTGATATACCAAAAAAAGATAATAGATTAATTATATGGCCGAGTAACTTTATGTATCCTCACACTGTTACTCCAGTTACAAAAGGTGAAAGGTATTCAGTGGTAGCATGGGCACAATAGGTAAAGATTTTAATTATAAAAAAATAAAAAATTTTCTTACATTAGAAGAAATTAATTTATTAAAAAATTATTGTGAAATTAAACATAGATTAAATGTTTCAAATTTTTCAGGGCCTCCTACTGTCACCGAAGACACTAGTTTTTATGGAGATGTCCTTACTGAATCACTATTACTTAATAAAAAAAAATTAATGGAAAAAAACACAGGAAAAAAATTATTTCCTACTTATTCTTTTTGGAGACTGTACACCAAATATGCAACTCTTAAAAAACATGTTGATCGACCTTCGTGTGAAATAAGTGTTACAGTTAATATTGCTAGTGATAAAGATTGGCCTATAATTATAGATGGCAAAGAAATGTTTACAAAACCTGGTGAAGCTATAATATATTTAGGTGAAAAATTATTTCATGAAAGAAAAGAATTTACAGGTGATTATTGTATACAAACTTTTTTACACTATGTAGATCAAAATGGCTTGAATAAAGATTTTTATTGTGATAAAAGAAATTATTGGGGTATAGAAGAACCTTTTGTAGAGCCGAATAGAATTAATAATTTAATAAAAATAAAAGAGAGTTAATGAAATTTATACAGTATGACAACGATGGTTCTTGTGATTTAAACTTTTCAGAAGAAGAAATAAAAATTATTGTTAAAAATAAAAAAGTACATTTTACACCAGAAGCTTTAAGAGATTTTGGTAATTGTTTAACACACATGGTAGCACGTTGGAATTTAAATTTTAACGAAGAATTAAAAAATAAAATAACGGATAATAATTCTGTTATAGATTTAAGTAATGATCAACGTACAAAATAATTTTTTGAACAACTTTGATTTTATGGAAATCAACAATAGAGTTGAAAATAAAAACTTTCCTTGGTATTTAGATATTAAAGAAAAATTATTTTATCACGATTTAATAATAATTGATAAAAAAAAAGATTTATTTATACAAAGTCCTTTTATAAATATATTAACTCCTTTCGTTCATTCTTTAAAAATTAAAAAAATAAATTTAGCTAAATTAGTTTTTAAAAATAAAACTGATGAGATTATTAAATATCCTACAATAGAAAATAAAGAACTATACGATAATAGTAAAACAAGTTATTTTTTTTTTAATTCCTGTAATGGATATATACAATTTATTAATCACAATAAAATTGATTTTATAGAAAATAGAATTTTAACATTTTCCTCACAGTTACCTTATTTTACAACATCACATACAAACAAAGAATTTTGTATTATACTTTTTATTAATTATTTATTAGAGGATGAATTAAATGATTAACAAAATTTTACGAGGTATTTATTAATTATGTTTTCTCTTATAGATGATTTTTATAACCGAACAGATCTCGGTATGTTGTCTTTGATTTTTATGAATTCAAGTTTTTCAAAAACACATCAATCTCAACAATGGCCAGTATCAGATAGAATGCAAGCATATCCATGTTATGAATCTATGGCATTGGATAAATCAGAAAATGAAGGTCATCCATATAAAATTTTTAAAGATACTTTTGAAAAAAAAACTAATCTTAAAATATTAAAGTTACAATCTTTTTTTAGAAAAATAAAATTAGAGGAGTTAAAAAATTCAAATGTTTATAAAAAAGACAGACCTCATACTGATAGTAAAAAATGGGATATTGCTGGAGTAGTTTATTTTAATTCTACTTCTTTAATTGATGGTACAAAAATTTATAATTATAAAAGTGATTTTGAACCAACCGCTGTAATAGGATCAAAACCAAATAGATGTGTTTTTTATAATTCATTACAACCTCACAGTGCTCCTTATGAACAAATAGTAGAAGAAAGATGGGTGCAACCTTTTTTTTTAGTAGTTAAAGAAGAAACATTAGAGCTACATAAAGATTTATAAATCAATATTATAAGCCAAAATATATTGATACTTTCATTCTTATAAAAACTAATATATAATACACTATATGCTACAAAAATTAAATTTTAAGCCTGGTTTTAACAAAATGGTCACAGATTCAGGAGCTGAATCTCAGTGGGTTGATGGTGATTTTGTTCGATTTAGATATGGACTACCTGAAAAAATAGGTGGCTGGCAACAATTAACAGCTACACCTAAAACATTACCTGGCGCTGCTAGAGCGCAACTATCTTGGACTTCTTTGGCTGGTGAAAAATATGCAGCGATTGGTACATCACAAGGTTTATTTTTATATTATGGTGATGATTTTTATGACATTACTCCTTTAGATACAGCAATCACTGGTGCTGATTTTGATGCATCAACAGGTTCACCAACAGTTACAGTTAACAAAACTAGTCATGGTTTATCTGATGGAAGATATGTCACATTTTCTAGTGTTACGGTTCCAACGGGTTCAGGATACGCAACATCTGATTTTGAAGACAATACTTTTGAAGTATTAAATTCAACAGATGATACTTTTGAAATTACAATGCCTACTAATTCAGCAGGCACGACTTCTGGAACTGGGTCTGCAGAAATTGATCCTTATATAGTTGTAGGTCCGACTTTCCAAACTTCAGGTTATGGTTGGGGTACTTATTTATGGGGAGATTCTACCTGGGGCACAGAGCGTACAACTAGTACCGTGGTTCTGGATCCAGGCTTCTGGAGTCTAGATAATTTTGGTCAAATATTAGTTGCAACTATTCACAATGGTAAAACATTTACTTGGGATGCAGGAGCATCTAATGCGAGAACTACTAGAGCAACAGTTATGAGCGGTGCACCTACTGCATCAAGATTAACACAAGTATCAGACAGAGATAGACATGTGTTTCATTTTGGAACAGAAACAACCATTGGTGATCCAACGACACAAGATCCAATGTTTATACGATTTTCAAATCAAGAAGATTTTAACACTTATGCTCCAACAGCAACCAATACAGCAGGAACATTTAGGGTAGATAAAGGAAATGAAATTGTAGGAGCAGTGTCTGGTAAAGATTATACATTAGTATTAACAGATAGTTCTGCTTATGTAATTCAATTCGTTGGTCCACCATTTACATTTTCAGTTAAACAAGTTGGTACAAACTGTGGATTGATTGGTCAACATGCACTCGCTTATTCTAATGGTGTTGTTTTTTGGATGTCAGGTGAAGGTGGATTTTTTATGTATGATGGTACAGTTAAATCCATACCATGTTTAGTTGAAGACTTTGTATTTACAACTACAGGAGATAATTTAGGTTTAAATTACAATGCAACACAAATTATATATGCAGAACATAATACTCTATATGGTGAAGTAAATTGGTTTTATGCAAAAAATGGTTCTGATCAAATTGATAGATGTGTTACATATAACTACGGAGAAAACTGCTGGACAACTTCATCATTGGCTAGAACATCTTACATTGACTCAGGTGTATTTGATTTACCTTATGCAACCGAATATGATTTAACGGCTACACCTAATTTTCCAATACAAGGAATAACAGATACTTATGGTGCATCAACTTACTATGCTCATGAAACCGGAACCGATCAAGTCAATTCATCGGGTACAACTTCTATTGATGCATTTATACAATCAGGAGATTTTGATATATCTGCTAGAATGGGTATGATGGGAAAAGCAATTGGTACAGTTGATTTTAAAGGAGATGGTGAGTTTATTATGTCTATGAAACGATTTATACCTGATTTTAAAGTATTAACAGGTAATTCAAAAGTAACATTGTTATTGAATAACTATCCAAGTGACACAGCATCTAGTTCACCTCTTGGACCATTTACAATATCATCATCTACTGATAAAGTAGACACTAGAGCTAGAGGAAGATTACTTGCAATTAAAATAGAAAATGATGCTATAGGTGAGACTTGGCGT